CTGCACGATCAAAGAAAATATTCTTAATCCCATAAACTGTGAACCAGTCATGTACTAAGTTTTCTACTTGTCCTGAAACTACTGCAGTATAGTTGGTATCAACATAACCTAAACAAGTCCAACCTGCATTTTGAGCTCTAGCAATTGCAGAAGTATAGTTGGGGTCTACTGTGGGGAGAGTTCCACTAGCAATGTCAACAATAACATAGCCCGTAGTTCCTATAGGTGGAGTTATATAGAGTTGAGGCCAAATCCCTAAAGTAGGATATTGATAGGCAGGAATTAAGAAAGAAGCATTAAATCCCGAAATAGTGGGAAAGAGTACTGGATAGTATGACTCTGTACCACCATAATATGCCTGGGTGGATTCAGTCCAAGGATGTCTATCTAGAGGTGTCGCCATTAGTGGCTATTCTATGATAGCGCAAAGAAAAGAACTGGGCCTGGTGATGGAGCGCTCTGTATTATGCCGCTAATGGTTGCATTATTAGCATATAATGCTCTGTTACCTATAACTACAGTGCCTAATCTTAACCCTGTGACCGAATTTGTTTGATTGCCTACTCCTAAATTATATAAAGAGGGAATAGTAAGTACGTTGCCTCCAAAGGAGGTGGCACTCGATCCAGAAATTACTATTCCAATGTAATAAAGTCCAGGAGAGGAAATATTATAGGTACCACCAGAAATAAGAGTTTTAACTAATGCGTTAGTTGTACCACCGATAATACCTGAACATACTGCTAATTGAGTAGTTGAGTTAAAGAAACCTATATAGGCAGTGTCAGTAGCTGCAAAAGTAGTAGGGTAAAATGATATACCACTAAGAGTCATAGCAGTAGGAATCCAAATAGCATTATAATATAAAGTGCCAGTAACAAGAACAGCAGCACTACCAATATTTACCCCTGGGTCTAAGTTCCATGCATTATAGGGACTTAGATAGGTTGCAGGCATATCATAACTAGTAGGCATAGCCCAAGATAATTGTCCAGCTATAGCCCCTGAAGGGGTTAGATGCTGTCCTGCTAGACCGCTCCCTACATAAGCAGTAGGAGTATTAGTACCAGTTGTGTACCAAGTAGTATTGGTAGGTTCATAGGTAAAAGTATATGAAGCATTAGGGGGAATAATTACATTACCCAAAACTCCATAGTTGTTAAGTTTTGCATTAGAACCTGAAGCAATAGTTAATCCAACAGTAGAGTAGTTAGATATCTGGTTATCAGTTTGGTTAATAACCCCTGAAGGTAAACTTAGAGTTTGTGCAGCAGTAGTTCCTGAAAATACAGTCCATTCTCCTGGAGTACAAGTAGCTGTAGCACTACGAACTATAAAGTTACCAAGGTTTTGAGATACTAATTCATTAGCTTCAAAAGTATCAATAGAAGTAATAACCGGTGCTACAAATGATCCTGCGGGATGAATTACCCCAGTAGTTCCATCAATTCCCCGAGTAACTCCTACTAATGAAACACCAGTGTTAGAGTATGTCCAAGATCCTGAAGGAACGAAGATCTTCTCTTCTGCAGAAGTTCCATAGTCTAATGCTAGGTACCAACCCCCTGCAGTACCTAAAGGACTCCAACTTGCATTAGTACCAGTAATAGTTATAGTAGTGTCAGCAGCACCAATACCTGTTGCCACAATAGTTGCATAGGTAGCACCACCAGTGTATGAGTTTAATGCATATGGCGATCTAGACATTTATTATCCTTTAGAGTTCTGCAGAAAATGCTAAATAGGATGTGTTGTTGCCATTTGAAAACAAAAGAGAACTATTTCCAGCAACTAATACAGCAGCACAAGTTAAGGTTAGTTCTGCATTGTTAGGCGTACTTCTGTCCAGGGCAATAGCCGATAGAGCAGCTCCTGTTCCGTTGGCTGATTGTGTAGTTAATCCTGTTGCCACTGATGATGTGAAAGATGGCGCTATTCGCATAGTTGTTGGAAAAGTAATAATAGCAAGTGCATTAGTAGTCGCAATACACTGAACACTTCCGCTATATATAGCGTAACCATCACTTGCTTGTGCACTATTCATTTCATAACAGTAACGTTGACATTTCGCTAATTCACCTTGTATGTCACCACCTGCACGAGAGAATATAGAAGCCGTATTACCGAGTTCCAGTTGCACACCCGTGATATCGAAGTAGTCGTTTGCCCCAGCGGTGCCAACTGGTCCGTAGTAGAACTCTAACGCCAACTCCGTCGCGGTTGCACCAACGACTCCTGAATACGAAAAATACTGCCACGTCGTTGTAAGTACAGGACTCTGATTAACGATAGACGTTTGCCCTGTGTAACTACCATTCTGAAAGTTTTGGTCGATCCCAGTCCCATACACAAGGTAGGCCGTGATTTCGTTGCTTGCTCCCGAAAAGTTTGCGCCAATCCGCGCCCAAAACGAGAATGTCACCGTCTGACCGGCAAGTGGTATCGAGTTCAGCGACTCTAAGGACTGCCCAATTGATATATTCGCGGTGGCCGACGCTCCCGAGTTGCGCTGTACTCGCAACGCCTTTCCGAATCCGGTAAGTGCCGGGGCAGCAACCTGCGAGACAGTTGCAATAGAGGTTGCACTTCCCGATGTGCTCCAACGGTCGGCTGTATAGATTTGAGTGTTCGTCAGAGGGAACGAAGTTCCACGTTGCCAGATATCCATTCCACCATTAATAATTACATTCTTACCTGCAGAACCATTATACTGAGAAATCATATTTTGAACACTCTGTACACTAGTAACCACAATTATCTGCGATCCTGCAGCAAAGGTAGATGCTGTTGCTGATCCTCCATATGTTTCGACTGCACGTTGCATAGTAGCAAGATTACTAGAAAGTCCAGTAAACTCTACTACTTCAAAGTTGACATTATCAGTAATTAGACAGTGATATTGATTATTAGTAAATCCTGTTGCAGACGTAAGGTAACAAGTAGTAGCACCACTAGTAATGCCTGAAGCTAGTGTAGTTGCTACTCCGTTAGCAGGGGTTTCAATTGCCATTTATTGTCCTTTAGGAAGTTCCATCTATAAACCACCCTAAACCTTGTGTTACTCCAAGTGAATTAATAATAGAAGTTAAAACTGCCTTAGCTGCAGGGGCCGCTCCACCTACATAATTATTAAGAGAATAAGATTGGCGAACAAGTCTTTTTATTTTTATCCTAATTATAATTTTCAATATAAAAAGTATTATTGCAAACTACACAAGTTGCTTTTTTTTTGGGTAGACTCTTTTTGACATAGTGTATATAGTACACCATAAAATAGAATATGTAATATGAATATACGTTCTGACCAGGTGTTATGCTGGGTATGGAGCGGACTGCCATGTAGGTGTTATGGCAAGTGAGTCCCCGCTCGATAATGTAACTGAGTTACCATCGGCAAAAGGAGCATACCATAACACAATGTTTGGCAAGCTAGGAGGAGCAGCTGCAGCGGGGTTAGAAGCACCCCAAAGAGTACCCCAAGTAGCTAAGAACATGCCATAAACTGGCGTCCAAGTACCTGAGTTACAAGTAAAGGTTTGGCTAGTGCCATAAGTACTTTGCTGAACGTTAATAGTGTTAGCACCGATCAAAGTAGTACCTGCAGTGGGGGCACCCCAACCTAGACCAGATACAGTAAGACGATTATAACCACCAGCACCAGTACCAGAAACTTCAGCTATAGGATAAGTACCACTGTTAAGAGTTACGTTAATATTGGGATAACCGTAACCTTCTACAGTAGCCCATGAAGTAGTAAAGAGACCAACGTAATAGTCAGTACCTGAGTTAATGGTAATTATACCTCTTGGAACAATGTCCAAAAGTACGTTCAGTCCCTCTTGGGGAAAGAGATATAGAGAGCTAGAAGCCATGTTGCATCCTTGGTTGATGTTTCTTCAATAACTAGTGTTATTCTAGAGAAGAATTAATGTTGTCTTGAAAATTATTCAAAAATTTCTTGAATAATAAATTGAATTGTGTCGCCATTACTAAAATTTGGGAAATTAGAACTAATATGCTGAAATAATGTACCGGAAACTTGAGTAATAGTAGTACCAACCGAAATCAGTTCCAGAGGGGTAGAGTTATTGATCCCTCTTTGAACGTACAAAGTATTAGTTCCATTAGTTCCAGTAATAGTCATTACTTCTGTATTTACTTGAATATTGTAGAAATTACCTGATGGTGAGGGCCATAAATTAAAGTGACTAGGAACAATAAAACTTTGTGTTCTTGAAGAAATCTGTTGAGCCAAAGTATCCTGGATAGGAGAACCCAAAGAACTAATAAGACCAATATTAGTAATACCAGTAAACCCAGATACTAATAAAGTACCTTCCCACTGATAGGTATCACCACTAGTAACAGTGCTAACCTGAGTTATGGTACCACTAATCCTTTTCCCAACTTCTGTGAATAAAGCCTGATCAGTAGCACTAACCTTGTTAAAACCATGGTCATTACCAATGCACAAAAATTGGGGTCCACTATACAGTGGTTGATTGATTAGTCCTGATACAACTAAAGAACGGAGCCGACTAGTAGCAGTTCCTTCTACCACCATAAGAATTTAATTCTTTAAAGTGGATTAATTCTGTAATTTTGTACGATTGGCAAGAACCTGGTCAGTCTGATTAAGATTGATCTGGTAATTGGCAAAGAATTCAGTCCATTCCTGAGTTTCATTACCACCCGAAGGACCTTCACCAGTCTGAATCTGCTTTACTTGTACTTCAATTGTCTTGGTAGTGTCTTGGGTTGTGTTGCCAAATCCACCTACAGGGTAAGCATGTACAACAAATTGATCAGTCCAGTTAGGAGTTGCAAATGGGCTATTAGTGTAAGTAGGGAATGCAGCGTTTAACCCACCGGATATTAAGGAAACATTGGTAATTGTTGCAGTAGACCCAGAAACAGCCAGTGTTCCACCAGCAGGAATTTCAATTACTACCTTGTGATTAAATAGTTGATCAATACCTACACCAGGTAGTGGACTAGTGTAATAAACACTTGAACCAAGAGCTGTAGCAACACCAGATAGAGCAGCAGCAACGGTAGAAGCCCCAGTTAGTGGTGAAGAAACACCAGCTGATCCACTGAATACAAATGCAGTAGTAGAGTCACTTACTGTTAGCGCATATAGACCACTAATAGCAGCAGCATTAATTACATCAATTGGGTTACCAGTGTAGGCATTAAGACCAGTACGCTGATTCTGTACAATAGTTTGCTTAGTTTGCTGTTCTAGCGGAACATTGGGAGTTGGAAATGTTGCCATTATTAATTTTCCTTTTTAATGTCTTTATTAGTAATATTAGTATTAGCCAACAAAATTAAGAGCCGAAACCTTCACGTCTGCTGTTATACTGGTCAGTCTGCAAGACGTTACCTGCTTGGCTCTGTGAAGCATAACCGGTACCCGACAATGTATACACCGGAACGTTGCCGTTGGGAGTACCACTAATGGTAAAGTTAGGTGAACCATAAACAAATGGGTTGTACCAGTTTGTGGTTGTATTTAGGGAAAGGTTCCCACTAGGAACGTTGGCCATAATTAATCCTTTGGATAAAAGTTTATCTCAATAACTAGACTGATATCTACGAAAAAATAAAGTTAAATTTAACTAGAATTCTGAAGATGCAGTGTGCCTATGGGCTTTATAGTTGTCAGGATAGTTCTTTTTAGCATTTTCCGTGGGATGGAACCAGTCATCTAATTTATTGCATTTAGCAGTGTGGTGTGATGGATCACAACTTTTATGATCCTCATTACAATGTTGATGTGCGTGAAAAATTGGTGCAGACCAGTCTTGTAAATCTTTAGTAACACCATGAGCTGCTTGAAGATGCTTATTTAGTTCTTCAATAGCCATTATTACAGACTATCTGCATCAATCTCAATTGGAATCTGCTTATCAAGTGCAACTCTTAGAGCTGGATTCTTAGCATTCGCCCAAATTGCGTCTGCTGTCATTGCTTTACCAACTTGTTCAGCGTCATCTGGGACGCCTTCTTTAAAGTTTGTAGTCATATTACGAGCAGCACCAGGAGCAAGAGCTTTTAACATTTCCTGAACAGATTCATCAGCTTGGTCTGGAGCATCAATAAGTTCGTCGGCTCGATCAAGTGCCTGTTCTTCGGTTAAGAATCTAATCAAACCACGAACAGATGCCCTTTGAACAAAGGGATGATTTTTAATTTCATCAGGAATGTTAATTACTGAACCATAAAAACCATTAGGCTCTAAACGAAACTTGAGCGCATTACTATCTGTGCCATTGGCCCAGTTAGAAACATTACCAGATAGATTCTCTATCCAATTAGTAACCTGATGTGCCTTGAGTCGTCTAATACCAGCTGATACTGGAGCATTTTTATAAGATAAATCTTCACGAGAGGCTTTATGTGGAACAAACTCGCCTTCTACGTCTTTTACCGGAAGCGGTTTTGATTTGCCATCATCGTTGCGACTAACTGTAGCCATTTTTATTCTCTTTTCTTTCTCTTATTTTCGATTATTTATCGAAAATCGTCAAGGAAAGAACCATTGAACCTATCCCTAAAGCTAAAAATTATTAGTTATTAAGGGGAGTCAAGGGTCCTAACAGTAACTAGGGTGATTTATGACTAGTTTTAGTTACCGCCAGTAGATTTAGTAAGGTTCTTGAAAACTTCTGGATTAGGACGAGTATTAGTTTCCCTGGAACGTATAATTTCTTCAAAAGCACGATCCCAAACTGAAGATTGGTTAGTTAATTTTTCAGGAGTTAACTTAATTTTGGTCATTTTTATTTCCATAACCATCTGAAGACATAATCAGAAGAAAATTCATTATCTCTGTCATCTTCTTCACTCGTGATAATCCCATATTTGGAGATAATATCTCTAGCAAGATCAATTTTTTTGTCATCGACTAAGCATAAGCCTACATAGGCAGCTTCTTCTTCTCCTCCATAAGAACCACCCTGACAAGATACCCAGGTGTCTATTTTAGATCTCCAAAGTAAATTAATAATATTAGCAACTCCAGCATCTACCCAAGCTACTCTGGCAAAATCAAAGGTTTCAGCAATCTTCCAAGGTTTTTTCATGTCAAAAATATCCATCAAAACACCATGACGTACAAGTACTTGAGGATGGGTATCTCCTCCATAATTTACTGTTTTAGGGAATTCTTTAGATAAACTATTACACCCATTAGGACAAACTTGTAGTGAATAACTAGTTGGGTACAAACTTCCTGTCCCAAAACAAAGTTCACAATTAGTAGGAACTGTAATAAGTCCGTACTTAATAAGATGTTCTAATGTATCCATTTTTTTACTCTTACTCATACTAATTCTCCTGTTTCTTCAAACCTTTTAAGATCTTCTTCTAATAGAATTTTATAACGATCACCAAAAATTTGATGAGCAGTGTTAATCTTTATTTCTGCCTTTTTGTCTAAATACCCTTTAATTTCAATGATATCATCATTTTCGCCAGCAATAAAATCTGGATAATAATCTCCAACAGTTGTAGAAATAGGATCACCATCATACCTACGACATGGTATATCAAAGCGCAGACATGTTGCCGCAAATCTTAATTCCCAACCAGAATGATAAACAACAGCTTCTTCACCCAACAAAGATACATATCTTTTTCCAGCTTTTTTGTTAACCTTCAAGTAACAATCATGTGTACAATATTTCTTTTGGTGGGATTTAGTCTCTCCAATTCTTTCTTGGAATGTCTTACCACAACTTAAGCATTCTTTGTCAATAAAAATTGGGGTATATCTGATCCCTAATTCTCCACCAACAGTTCTACACCTACGGTCACAAAAGAGTTTCTGGGCATAGGGTTTATCTAGTGTTTTTTCGCATATAACACAATTCGTATAACGGCCCTTTTCATCAAGGTATTTCTTGTAGTAATCTTTAGGCTTTTTCAAAAATTTGGTCTTCAAATCTAACTTTAAATTTACAAATTTTTTGGTTGTATGTGAATTTTTACATTTTTTAGAACAATATTTACTATTCGTAGTAACTAGTTTTTTATTACAATCAGTATTAGCACAAGTAATTAATTTTCTATTTTTATTTGCCTGGAACTCTATTGAACAATCCTGTGAACAAAATCTATTTTTGCCAAAACTAACTGGCCTCTGAAAAGGTTTAGTACAATTTTCACAGGTATAGTCTTTAAGCGCATTTTTAGTGCGTCCTTTGCCCATACACGTGGTAGAGCAGTATTGCATCTTATTGGCGTAACTAAGTTCTCTATCGAATCTTTTTCCACAATTATCGCAAAAACCTACTACATGCTTTTTGTTGTTCTTGATGAACGTCTCATCGGTTAACACAAAATTCCTTTATACGCATCACCACCAACTTAGTGGATGTATCTAGTATATCAACTCAGAGGTTTCATGTCAAGTAGGTTATATTATCACCTCAAGGTATGGGTAATGGATGAAGATATTTTCACAATCTGGGCTAACCCGGTATTGACTTTTTAATCACGCATATGACAAAAAACAAGGACCATTTTCAAGATTTCTCCTGAAAACAGTCCTTGTTTTCTTGTAATTACTGCATTTATAGTAACTTTGAGAGTTACTAATTAAATGGGTTTGTTTACGATTTCACGATCTGTGCGAGCCCTCTTGGGTTCAACACCGCTTGGCTTATATATTCGTCCATGACCCAACCCTTGAGGAACTTCTCAGGAGTGTGGTTCTCCTCCACATCTAGTGAGTACATAACTGGCATTACACCAAGGAACTCAGGAGATGGAGTTAGATAGATGGTACCCTGAGGAACAACGATTGAACGCTGAACCTGGAAACCACCGAATTGAACGATACGCTCACCAGCAACAACACGGTCCTTGAAGGCCCAACCGGTCTGGTTGATGTCCCACTTGTAGAGGTCTCGGTAGTCAATTGGGTTAAATAGCAAGCGACTTGCCTCCAACTGGTGAACCTCGACCAATGCAACAGCATCGAACAATGAGTCTGGCGTAACGTAGCCACTCAATTCATTAACGATGTGGTTAGGACTAACCGTGTGGTTAGGGTCAACAGCGTAGTTATTGATAGCAGCCTGAAGAACCGTAATAGTACGGGCATCTTCTTGGATCATAATAGCCTGCTTGGACATGTCCTGTGCATACTCAACAATGTTGACACGTAGGGTCCAAAGGTCTTCCTTTTTGATCTCAGGGAAGGTGGCAATACGATATAACCGAAGGGGAACTTTCTTACCTTCGAATCGTGTTACCTTAACCTCTCCCTCAGAACCACTGAGGATATAGGCCTGACCATATTCGTCAAGAATATCGTACATGACAGGGACACCAGGTGTAAGTGGGTCTTCCAGAAGAACGTTACGGGTTAGACCCTGATAACGAAGCTTCAACTGGATAGGACCAATCATACCCTGGCCAAGACGGACCATGTAGTTTGAACGGTCGGCTAGGATCTGACTTAGACGAGCTTCCTTTGCTTCCTTAGAAGCGGTCTTACGACCAGTAGTTTCCTCTAGGCGATCTTGAGCACCTAGAATCTTCTCGACATAATCATCTGAACCTACCGCAACGCGTGCGCCTGATTTAGTGAATGGCATTTTCTTTTCCTTTTCCTTTAGTAATTATCTCTATAATTATTCTTATAGAGTGCCACGAGGTACTATACGGATAACGATTTGGGTTGGACCAAGAACGTCAATCAGTTCAGCAACTGGGGTAGCATAAGCATTAGGAGCAGTAGAAGTAAGAACGGCCTTCTGAGTACCAGTACCGGCATACAAATACACAGGAGTACCACTAGTTGAAACTGTGTAACTCTGTGTAGCATCGAATGCAGGAGCTGAGACTTGGAAGTAGGCGTTGTCACCACCAATCCATACGGTAAATACGTTGACGCCTGTTTGGGTAACATCGTCAATGCTGGCGTTTCGGTCAAGAGCAGCAAAGCCAAAAGGCTTAGGACTCGTAGAACCGGAAACTGCCGTGTTTCCATCAAATAGTGCGACGGTATCTCCACCAGTACGATACACAACCATACCGGAATAAATATTGCCTACTTCTGTTGGGTCTAGAAAAGTCCCAACGGGGGTGGCCTCATACTTACTCTGAAGTGGAATGAAGGTACGGTGGACACCGACTTGTGATAAGCTTGTAAGCTGTATCATATGTTGTATCTCCTTACTTGATACCTAATAGATAATCATCAGCAAGGACACTGTCTTTGCTAACGCTGGCCGTAGTCGCTCGACCCATATCCGGTAGGCGTCCACGATTTGTAGAAGCCACCTTTTTGACCCGAGATCGACTAGTCTCGGACTTCTCAAACATGTCAATTGATTCGCTAAATCCCTTTAGCTCAGCATCTGACATTTGTTCGAATTTAGCAATATGAATAAACTTCTCATCTGGATTAACCATGTCAAGAGTCTCTAGTTTTTCATAAAGATTGAGAGCTGCAAAAACCTTAGTGCGAGCAGCCTGTACAGCAGAATATGGCACAAGTGCTGGGTTAGTAGTATCATTAGGGAAGACTTCAGGATGTACTCCGACTCCCTGCTCAATTCCTGTACCTTGTCCCCAGTTCATATATCCAACATAACCAGCGTCTTCACCATTGACTTCTTCTGGTTCTAGTACATTCGTTATATGGTCAGGAGTAACTGTCTTCTCGTAAGTGAAGTTACTGCCTGAATCATCTAGATCACGAACATCAGTAATTTGAAGGGTTTCCTGATTACCATTTGTCGCAAGACGATTTACAAAAGTATCCACAGCACCATCCTCAGTCTTCTCGCCTTGCTGAGTTTCCGTGCTAACTTTCGTCGCAGTCTTTTCAGAAGGTTCGGTTTCCGACTCATCATCTGTCACCTTTGATGCTTCTTTTGTTGAGTCTTCGTCTTCATCATCATCTTCATCATCAGAAGCAAACTTGTAAGTGTCTTCTACGAGAGTCTTTAATTCAGAGAGATCTTTTGAGGCTTGACGGTAATCGTTCGTAGCAACAAGGTTGTCTTCAATGTCATTTAGAATCGAAGGAATACTAGCAACAACAAATTGTAGATTTACATCAGTAGATGCACTCTTTATATGGTCATTAGCTTCATTAGCTGCACTCTGTGCACCAGAGAAACTAAAGTCATCACCATTAGCAATAGCTACCTGAACATTATGAATGTTTTCTGCAACCTTATATAGTTTTTCATCTACATCGTTGTCAAAAGCTCCCTGATAGTTAGCATACATTTGCCGACCTTCTGGGTAAACAGCACTGGAACCAGGACCTCCGACGATTTCGCCTTCGTCAGCAGCATCTAGATCTTGAACATCAACAAAACGAGCAGCTGGTTGATCTGCAACCCAACCTTCTATTTCATCAGCAGGAGGAGGAGATTGCTCAGAAGCTCCCCATGAATCTAGGTTAATTGTATCCACTTGGTCATATGGAAGTTGTCGAGGAGTAGCTGGGCTAGGAGCACCACTATTCTGCCAACCGTTTCCAGCTTGGAATCTAGACATTAATTTTCCTCTTCTTCGCCTTGTAAGTTTTTAAAGTATTCAAGTTTCGCAGCATCCTCTAACATCTGTTGTCCTCTAGTAATTTTGTCATTAGCTGCAACAGATGCATCATCTAAACTTGTTCCAGGAGCGCCATTCATATCCTCATTTGAGTTTTCTGATTTATTACTAGTTTTATTCTTCTTTTTGTAACTTTTTAACTTTTTTTTCATTACCGTGATGTGTTTCTCGGCGGGACTGACGAACACTCTTTTTTGCTCGATGTCTGGACTGATGCCCGTGTAGGAGGGTGCTTTAAAATCTAGTTGAGCTGGAGGTCTCTCGTAAGTACATTCTGGTTCTCGGCACATTAGGCCAGTTTCGTCCATTAAATGACCATTAGGGCAAAGATCTAGTTTCGTTCCATGATTCTTTTGTAAATATTCATAGTATGTTGAAGTACTTGAACTAGATAATTTTGGGTAACCAGGTGAAAATTGTTTACTGTCTTCGGATTTTTTCTTTGGCACTTTTACAGGTGTATTTTGTGCTTCTTCAAATTCTTTAATAGCTTCTTGTACTTCAGGACTAATAAAGCCACAGTCTTCACAGATACCAGATCGATAGTTATCTCCAGAGCATTGAGGACATAGACCTAGAACAGTGAGATTGACTCTCATTATTTCTTTAGCTTCCTTTTTAGGAAGACTACGGTGGAAGTCAATTACTTGGTCTGTAGCGTTTAACATTAGAATGCAGGGGATTTGTAGAATTTTTTTATAATCAAAGAAGATTCATCGGCTGGATCAAAAACTGAAGATAGTTCGAAGAAATTAGGTTTAATACAGTTTTCCCAAACTCTCGATTCAATCTTACGACCATTCTTGTAAACAGTGGTCATCTGTCCCTTTAATTTGGGAATATGAGTGCAATATTCTGCTGGTTTTGAAGCATATTTACCACATGCAGAACATATTGTTCCTTGTACATCTGCCCCCATAGAAACACCATTAAGTGAACCATCCATTACAGCATTTGCTAGTCTAGGAAATGTTTGTGCATCTAGTTCCTCTAGACAGTAAACAGAACCATCAATAATTCCACTTCCCAATTTGGTTTCTCTATAGATTGATGCAAGAATTACACCACGATGACGCTTGGGATCAGCATTGTTATGCTCCACAAAGCAAGGACGTCCATTGAATGTTTTGTAAGATTGCTTGACTTGATCTACGGGCCATCCATCATAGTTGGCATTTACTCGTGTACTGATGGCCCTACTAATCCTATAGAGGTACCCATTTTCAGCATTAGTATTAGGGTTAAACTTAAAGTCTGACCAATCAATACTGTGTTCAGGAATCTTTTCTATATTTGAGAAGTTAGTATCAATACTATGTGGTAGTTTTAGGAAGGGAGCGCCATATTTTCTAAACATTATTTTTTCTTATCCTTAAATAATTTCTGACTATCTTCATATCCACTGTGCCAACCTATGTGTTCAACAAGTCGTTCATTAGTATTTGTTACAGTAATCGCTAATACTTCTACAGTTCTATTTAACAGGTCCACCTTTTCTTCAGTACGAGCAGCAACATCACCTAAATTATTACTAGTCATTCCATTTCTAGTGATTTTATAATCAATATTAGCAATTTCTGATCTTACTGCTTTGATTACCTCTAATTTAACTGCTTCTGCTATATCTTGTTTAGAATCGGCTACTACTTTATCTGTAATAGCTTCCGCAATCGCATCTTTGTTATCTTGTCTATTTTTCTTAATTGCAATATAGAGACTAACCGTTGCCAGTGCAATACCTAAGAGTAAATAAACAGTGCTGAGGTGAACGCCCGACAAGAGATTAACGGAAACACTTGATAGCAACATTAGTCATTAATTATCATAAATTGAATCGTTGAGATTTAACTTATGACTATTTCGAGCAATTTGATGTTCACCCTCTTGTATAATTGCCAACTTTGTTAGCGGAGAAGTTACACTGAGAAAGGACCCTTCATAAACAGCATATTTTGGAAGTGTAACATTATCTTCACCTAGCAAGAATGACATTTTAACGACCTTTCATTACCTAGGTTAAGTTTACACTTTAGTTACACTATTTATCTTTTGTGTCGTCTGGTTTTTTGCGATTTGGGAATTCTTGTGACCCGAATGTAACTTTAGGACCCATATCCTCTGTATTAACTCCAGTAATGGCTTTGTTATCAAAACCCATCATTTCACTCTTATGCTTATCGAAATCCATATTAGTGGGGATGATGTCTTCATTCAATTTGTCATCGAAGTCATTATCTTCTGGGCCAACGACGTTAGACTCTAAAATCTTTGCAATATGATCTTTCATATAAATTTCATCATATTTTTCGTAATTATCATCAACAACGATTTTTTGACCATTAGCTAACTTCATTTGAGTTCTAAACTGTGATTCCCATGGAACAGAAAACTTCATTCTATCTCCATAGGTTATTTCTCGTTCACCATCAAACTCTTCAGTAACTGATGCCTGCTTGGGGTTACTCTTGCGATACTTACCCCACTCTCCACCTTCTTCACCAACATTAGATACTATGGCACCCTCTTCGATGATAATGTCATCGCCAGTCTTTTTAGATGTGACTACCATCTCATTATCTTCAATACTGGCAGTCTTCTTCTGTGGACCATTTGGTTTACCCGATTTAGATTGCTTCGGTTGTGTCTTCTTTTGCTCATGAGATTCTGGTGGATGCTTCTTTTGAGTACCCAAACTATCTAGAGTTTCTTGGTTGGCAATAGATGGATACATATTAGGAATACCATTCACATCAGTATGAACAGGTGTTCCACCAATATTTGGAGTAGGAGAAGGCGAACCAAGACCCTGTATAGCACCAGGTCGTAGTTGTTCAGCTAATTGTGGATCTTGTAGTTGCATAATGTACGCTTCATACTCGGCTTGATATTCCATAGGAATAGGTAGTTGTAATTGGAAGCACCTATCAAAGATATCTTTCTTAACTTGCTGTTCTGCAATTACTAGATCGACCTTTTCTCTCTTAACGGTTTCTATTTCATCCTCAAAGTCAAGACCAGCATTTCGAGTAAATGTCTGAAAGCTAACAGGAAGACCCATACCAGCTAACTGTTGTAGGAATTGATGCTCAATATTTTCATCCTGTAGTGACATACTTTGGAAGATAATATCAGGGATAGCGAGTTTTGGGCGTTCTTCAACGAACTGAGCACCAGTTTCTTCATCAACAACTAACACAGTTTCCATGATTGGTACTGGGTGCCCACCGACATTACGATATTCGTAGAATCCTTGACGTTCAGCAACAGCTCGCATACGACCTTGGATAAAATGCTTAATTTGGTGTTGATGGGTAGTTAACATCTGTGTAATTAGTTCACGGTTAAGAGCACCACTAGCATAGGTTGCACCACTCTTACCACCCTGTAATAGTTCAGAGCCAATACCAAAAACCATCATGTAGTTAGCCTGGATTCGGTAGAAGTCATCATCCAATCGAGGCATAGATTCTCTACCGAATGCATTCTGAATTTCTAGACCGTGATGATATACCATTAATCTAAAGTCAGCATTAATAGCCATTGCTAAGTCATCTCGCAAAGCACCTAATTCCTCAGCATCAGGAATCCAAGGACCATCTCCATCAGCATCAGGTAAACCTAGTGTTGCCAAAATAAGTGGCGAATACAATCTATCAGAGATTGCTTCCATACTGGCTTGCAAACTTTCTTCCATCATTAACTGACGGAAGGCCCTCATAAGAAGAGGAGTACCGTGTTCAGCCCAAGGGTTGGTATTTTTGGTGACTAAACCAGCACTAACATGTGTGTGTGCCCCGGCGATACAAAGTGCATAAGTTTCTTGCTCTCCAGCCACTTTTATCTCTTTAATCGTATCCCACTCTAAAACAGATGAAGACACAACCTGTTGGTCCCACATCTGTTTTAGTTGTTTTCTAGGAAGCAATGGAGTTAGCTTCTCCCGGAGAATATCAACACCTTGATAAGATTCAACTTTAATATGATGAGGACTACGGGTGGTTGGGACACCAAGAACAGATAGTAATAGCTGAGTATCATCCAGCAACTTCTGGTTGTAACTTGCCCAATCATAAGCATTATACGTTTTCTGTGATTTCTGGTCAGTACGAGAAACTAGACAGCCATCAGAGTCTAAATATCCAGAGAGAAAAGCCCATTTAGCCTCTTCTGAGCCTTCCCATATTAATTGGGGAACTCTCTTCTCTTGACATTTTTGTCCAAATATACCTAGGTCACGGAAAAGATTCCGTAGGTTATTCGATCCAGTTGAAAACTTGGTTTTCCCATTAGTTCCATCATTAACGATAGCAAAACTGCTCTTAAATTTCTTGTGTAGAACACAATCATATTGCTTAACAAATTCTTCAACCCAATCGATAAGGACTTGTTCTTCATTATGAAATTCAAAGTAATGAGAATAATAAGATCCATCACCTACCATAAGTCCCAAGAAATAAGCAAGATCTACAGGCACTTCTTTTGACTTAAGATCAATAGACGTACCTATACGTATTTTATCTCCTGGTGATAAGTCTATTGCATTTATCATGCCGGTTGGTGTTAAGAAAGGATGATCCAAAGTACAAGTAAGTGTGCGGCCTTTCTTTGTAGTGACTGTTACTACGGGGGAAGCCTCTTTTACAGAATTATGTTCTACATAACTAGTAACTGGAGTGTCTGCAGTAATATCCCATGCTATAACAGGATCACCAATCTGAAGATCCTCAACTGGACGTGGACCAGTTGGAGTTAACATATCAGTTCCTGCTACCAGACACTTATAGGGAATGCCCTTCATAATCACATCTGAAACAGGGATCTCAACATCTTTTCTGGCGTATTCTACTACGTCAGGATACATAGCCATAAGCATGGCAAATTCTTTTTCTGGTTGTCTAGTCTCTACTAACTTTTTAACTTCTTCTGGAACTTTAATATGATACTGATAAGTTCTCAGAGCTCTGTTCTTGGCAACAACAACATCATTGGGGTTAATTAGTTCATCAGCTTCCCAAGCACCAATACCATCATTCCATGAACCAAGTGCGAATACATCACCAATGAGCCAGTGCTCACGACTTAATGAATACAGAAAATCTTGATACTGTAAACCATCCCAAAACAACTCTGAGAAAAATTCATTAACTCTTTTATCAGGGTGGGCAAATTCCATTCCCAGCAATGGGAATCGAGAATAGATATCGATCATTGAAGGAACTAGATAGTGAGTGGTGTAAATTAACCTTGCCCAGTCACGAATCTTTCGAGTTTGTTCGTCGGGATCCTCCATGTTGAACCACCATGTATTTTTTTGCGCCAATGATTCGACAACAAAACTATGGTCTTCTGTGATGGTAAAACTATAAATTGGCCCTGAATAATCTTCTTCAACTACTGATTTTACAGGAACCCAATAACCTGTATCCGTTCTTTCAATTGGAAAACGACGTATATTTTCTTCGATAAATTTTGGATCATTATCAAAAATATCAACACCAAGCCACTGCAAAAAACGTGGGTTATCAGAACGATTAATATTTACATTTTTGCCTTCTGTATTACTTGAGAAGGATTTAGTTGTACGTTTATAAATTGATGGGAAAAATCCATTTCTTTCTAAGAGAAGAACAAGTTGGTCTGTAAGAGCATTTGAAGATGAGAAGAATGAACTTTCGACAGGTTGGTAACAACCATCTCCATCGAAGTAACCACGTAGAAGTGCCTTCTGCTTATTCTCTGGAAGGTGCATCATCCATTCTGGTAAATGCTTATTATATGCACCAGAACCAAATGTATTTCTGAACCACTGTACTAATGCTTGACTAGTAATTATTACATTGATTGTATTATCAATATGTGAACGATCATCGATATGCCCATCTAGATCGAAGACTTTTTTTGCATAATCAAGTATTTGATTTGCATATTCTGTCTCATTTTTATTTAGAGAAAAGGTAAGAGATTTATCACGATTTCCGCATGAACCCTCAGCAATATATAGACCACTGAGCCACATCAATTCTTCCGTAACAGGGATTGAGATCGGAAGATTATTAATTGGTCGTCCAATATTCTTATACTGTCCAGATTTATGATGTGTAATATATCCATCTTTAACAGTAAATTCATCATCATTTAGAGAATCAATTATAGATATTTCTTCATAGTCTTCAATAGAATTATCCACGGGAACAAAAACTAGATCTCCGCGCTTTAGATGATTAATATGTACCCAGTCGATTACATCATTTCTTTTTGTCCAAAAAGGATGTCCCTCTGTTAAAGTAACTGGAAATCTATACTGAGGAGTTACTGTATAAATCTTACCGTCATATTGTTGTGTTTTTGTATCGAGAACTCTACGGTAACGACCCATATGTGTCAAAGCTTTATCACCACAAACTACATCTTCAACCTTTTTAGCACCATCCAACAAACTCATCCACTGTCCAGGTAAAATACATCTCTCTCTAAACCACTCAAATGGGTCATGGAGTTTAGGCATTGCCCACTCGGAGTTGGTGCCCATGGATGCACCAGTACGCTGATTTCTACTAACTGCTGGACCTATATTATCGCTAGGTAAATATAATTCTTTTTTGTTAGCACTAAAACTATTTAACCGCTCTCTACCAGCAGACATTCGGGTATAGTTTTTTACGTCTTGCGAGAGATTACCGTATCTACCAGTATCAACTGTACTTTGTGCGCGAAGACGATTAAAGAGAGGATTCCTCTTCATCTCATTTAATTGAGTAGAGGCCGACCAGTCTTTTTCGTTTGGCATTAACTATATTATATCTTATTTTTGCGAAAATTGCAAATTCTAATAGATAAAATTACATTCCGCAAGAGCATGAATCAATGCCAGGAGCTCGTTCATGACCACAGTGATAGAAGGAAGTTTCACCAGATAAGATAATTACTCTTCCCCCACGAATTGCACTACCACTTAACGTGTAATTTGTTCCCACACGTCGCAGGGTTGCTGTCTTAATACGTTGTTCGCGTTCCATTGACATAATATCCTTTATGGGCCAAGCCAAGTATGATTACTTGGGAGATTAGGAATAATTGATGGACCAGGAGTACTAACTATAACTCCACTAATAAGAGAATAGATTTTTGGAGCACTAATAGTAAGAGATCCCAATGAACTGTTAGTATCCAAAGCATTGGAGCCCACACCCATGGCAGAAAGATCAAGGAACATCCCAGTAGTTGACCAGTTGATAACTCCTGTACCACCACTTGCGACTAATCGATATGCATTATAAGCAAAACCAGACGCTTGAGGTTGACCCATAAAGTAAGTTGTCTGAGCAGATGATACAGTCGTCTGAATTACGGCTACCCAACCACTAGTTGAATAACGATTTAGATTTCCTTGTAAAGTAACTACACAAGAACCGGCCCAACCAGATACTGCAAAAAGACTTACACTAGTGTAAGTTGCATCATTAATTGACGTTTGTGAATCAAACGAACAAATTGGTCCAATATCAATACTATTTCCATATCCCCATGGGTTGGTACCACTAATGGGGTTAAGACCAGGATTTAATGAACCTGGTACTGTACCAGATGGTGTACCATATTGACTTTGCGTTGGATAAGGAGGATAACCAATCTGAGTACCACTAGGATTAATAGCACTTAGTAGTGCTCCGCTAGGGGGAGTTCCATTCCAAAATAAATTAGTAAATTGGCCAAGAGGCCAAGTGTATTTAACTTGTCTTGGTCCTACTCCTTCAGCCCAATTAGCCATATTAATTTCCTTCTAGAAGTCTGACGATTTCCATCTCTGATTTTAATTCAGGATGCTCTTTCAAAAACTCCTGCGACTTTAAAGCTAATTGCTCATCAAAATCGTCCACTTCTTCATCGTCCCCTAGGAATTCACCCGAAAATACTGGTGCGGTAGAATCGTTTTCGTAGTCATAAATGAAGTTATTATCTATCTCTTCAGATTCTTTTGTATTTGCCATTAAAGCTTTTTTGGTTCTATAGGCATCTGCTTTAAATGGAATTACGTTATTTGGTCCTGCAAAATCTTGTATTGCACTAACAATATGAGTTGATAATACTTTTACATCTAGACTTGGATCTGGTTTTTTATATAGATTCTTGAGGAATTCACTAGCTGAAATAATCATTTCAGTATTTAAGTTTTTACCTTTTAGTGCAGCAACCTGATTCTGTTTAGAATCCCATGTATAACTTATCTTATTACCATTATAATCAAAAAGATTACCTATAATAAATTCATCTTTTCGAGATGTTTCAATATAAGTATCTATCGCAACAAATGTAACTTCTGGGGAAACTACTTCAACCGGATCTATTGAACGAGATACAATTTTTGTTGTAGAAAGTCTAAGTACCATACTAAACTAGTATAGCATACTACCTTTGATTAATCAAACGGTAATTTGCTTTCTCTTCAGTAGAAGCTACTTTGTCATCCCAAATAACTGAGAATTCATTAGTTCCTTCTGAGATAACTGTTCCTTGAATTCCTTGAGCAGCGACACGGCCTTTTACAACTGAACCATCCTGTACAAGCACAGTACCAAATACAGAATCTTTTGAGGCAGAAACCAACTGATTATATGGAGCGGTCTGTTGGGCTGGATTGTCAGTGTCACGACCATGTTGAGTTCCATGAGCAATGTCCCAGTCAATGCGTTCTGCCCATCCATTTCGAAGTTCTTGCTTTGAGTTCTCATTGCGTTGTAGGTCACTCTGGGACTCATCAACGAAGTCGTTGGGAAGAGCCTGATTTGGGGCAACAAAATCGTCATCTACCTCAGAACCTTCTGAGAAGAGATCAGCGACTTTAATGTTTAATTTAGAAGTTGTGGTCATAAATTTCCTTTACGATAACTATGGTAAGTTCCAATAGAGATTAACTGTAATTCATTTGAGGTACATCGGGGGTAATATCAGGAGTAGAGGAATTAGTTGGTTCTACCATATGTACTTGAGTTCTTTGCATTTTTTGTACCTTAAGTTTCTTATCAGTATCATAAGTATCATCTGCATTTTCTTCAACCGGATTTAACTTATTTTCTTCTTTTGCAGAGGTTTTAGGTGAAGTTTCTTCACCTGGGGAATCAAATAGAGTATTTAAGTCAAAACCATCTGTATCAAGACTCCTACCTTCTTCTTGAGCAGGAGGTCCAGTTAATCCTGGACGATCTCGCATTTTTTGACTATTGAACTTTGGTTCTGGTATATAAGGCTTAAACTTTTCTGGTCGTTTACCATTTTTAATCTGTTTAGCGAAGTGTTGAACAACAGGGTTATTAGCCCACATTCCATGTTCAACTTCTTGTGTACTAAATGGGTTATTAAGTTGGTATAAGGGGTTTCCAACATATACTGATTCTTTTGGACCACCCTGACGGATCTCCTCTGGAAATTTAACCTTTTCTTTAGCAAGAACTGGTTCTGGACTTCTACCTGGGACACCTGTTTCTTCTGCTGGCAAAGAAGTGTATTCTGATTTTTCTGTTGGAGGTTCTATAGTGTGATTGACCACATAATGTTCTCTTTGTATCCTATTAGGGACACATGTAGCTCTATCTGCTGGTAGTTCTACTACACGTCCAAAGTTCTCTGGAGTCCACTGTGGGGTTGAACCTCTAAGATCTTGTTTAGCTAATCCAGATTCCATAGGTCTTTTTAAACGTGCTCCTACAGTTTGAAGAATAGCTTTGCCATTTGGCTTAGTGTATTTTCCTGTTACTAGTCTACTGTTAATACCAGTAGTGACGCCTTCTCTAGGGCTATCAGAAGGATTATGATAATCAACCATACATCCAACATCTGGTTCATGGTCTTCACCAGGATCATGGTCACAACCAAGACCGTTATGGACTTCACGCCAATTTTCGTCATTTTTAAAATATGGCATGGGGTCCGTGATACCCATTTTATGTTTGCCTAAATCAAGTACGCTACCGCTTTGGTGAGGTATTTTTCTACCCTGCCTAAATTGTTGAGCAGTTAGAGCAGTAGCGATTTCAGGGTCCATATCCTTACCTATGACAGGAGAAAGTTTTTTTCTCAAAGCTCCTCTTAACTGTCCAAAAATATCCAGGTTTTCGCTAACAGTTTGAAGATTATCTCTCCAACCTCTATAAGAAGGACGTAAACCAAGATCGCGTTTTTTGCTCTTTGCCTTTACTTGTTCATCGGGTTCGTTCTCCTGTGTTTCAGTTGCTGCTTCAAGATCCTTCATACCCTTAAACATTTTGGACATAGTAGAACGCTTTTCGCTAAGGGACTTTTGCCCCTTTAACATAGATTTAGTTTTCTCTAGTGCTTTAGAAGGATTATTTACAAATGGACGCAACATATCAGATTCATCCATTTGGCGAACTGTTATAGGACCTCCATGTAGACGCTTATTCTGTTCAGGCGTTAAAGTTCTTCTAGATGGAGTTAATGGAGCTAATGATAATCCTTCTGGTAAAAAGTCTTCTTCTGGTGAATCTTTAGGACCTTCTGGTTTACCAAAAAAATCATCTCCTGATTCATCGGGTTTGGCTGTTTTGCTATTGAAACTATTTTTAATCCTTTTAAAGAAGTTACTTGCAGTTCTTTGACGATCTGGGTCTAGTAGTTCTGTCTTTGATAGGAAGTCCATATAAGATGGCTCTTTTGCACTATGAATCGGAGGTACGGGGGGAGTAAGCATTCCGACTTCGTGTGGAGTTATTCCATCAAAGTCCGATAAGTTATTTTTACTCTCATAGTCGTACTTTGATTCTACACCTCTAATTTTCCAGAGAAGTTTCAACGGAAGTAGGCGTTGTCCTTCAAAATAATTTTTATCATAAGGGCCTAATTCATTACCAGCACCTTCAGCGTCAGGTTTAGTATAAGTATCTTTCCCGTCAACATGTGGGCACTTAACCTGAAGAATTGGTGTATAAGGAGATGCGATAGTTCTCTTTTTAGAACCATTACATGTAGGACAAACAATATCATGCTTAGCTTCACCAGTTTGAGCAAATCCAGGTTTATCAGATCCTTTACCAAGGCATGTAGGACATTCTTTTATAGGAATATTATTCTTATTCCCATTGCAGGTTGGACATGGTATTTCGTTAATTTCATCAACACCACCGCCATAAGCT